GCTTCTGCCATAAACTCCGTAAGCCCGTCTAATATAGTCTTTTTAACAGTTATATCCATGCTACCTGCTCCTTGTTTAATTCTTCCCATATTCTCTGTCCTTCGTTGTTCATCACGAAATCCATTAATGCGTTGTATGCGTACAGCCCTGCTTCATTTCCTTTAGTGCTGATTAGAAGCCTCTGACCTCTGTATAAAGGCTTGATTTCATAGTTCCTTCTTTTAAGGTCGACTGGCTCTTCTGCGCTGTGTGTCTTGAACTGCCATGTGCCGTCTGCTTTCTTGTAATCTGTCGGTATGTTGTAATTATAGTTCTCTTCGGATGCTTGCGGGTGGGGCGAACCCTCGCCCACAAGACCTACTCCAAATTCTAAAAATACCGCTTTGTCATTATCGTTAGTCACTGTAAGCATACCCCCGATAATGCTCATTGACCAGCCTGTTTTAAGACCAGTCTTTATCTCCGGCTCGTTAAAGCCTTCTAATCTGTCAATGTAACCGTTAGCAATCTCGATAATCCTGTAATAGCATCTTTCAAGGAACTTCTGCATAGAAGAGTTTTCCGAAGAAAATCCTACATAATGCTTCTCGAACTTTTTTAGTTGCTTGATTGCGTTCTCTATAGAATTATGAGAAAGCTCTACATTGACTATCATTTCTTCTTCTCGTCTTTCACATCTACCCATCCTGCTTTAAGGTAAATCCCTAAATACTCTTTGGGTATCTCCTTTACAACTTTGTTCCTTGTAACCTTTATCATCATGTCTGTTCACCTCTCACCATTCGTTTCTCGAATGTAACCTCTATCGCAAGATTCTGATTTCTGACTGAAATGACTTTAGCGTTCGCTCCATATCCGTTCACATAAGTTTCCGTTATTACTGGGTCTGCACCGTCCTCATTCTTCTTACCACAAAGGTAGACCAAATCGCCTTCCTTGAACACTCCTGCATACTGGTCGAAGTTGAGTATGGCACGGTACATCTTGGTAACTCTCTCTCCGTACTGCATTACATTAGTGAACCCCTGTATCGGCTGGTAGTTTATCCAGTAAGGCACAGGAGCGCCATAAACGCCTATCTCGGCATTTGATTCGTTAGTCCTCTTGCAAAGGTAGAGTTTCTTGTAACAGATCATTCTGGAACACCTACTCTTCCGACTAACTGCCTTCTAAGCTCGTCTGTGATGTATGCACTGCTGAATGAGATTGAGAGACCATTTTCAGAATAGGCTTTGGCTGACGAACAGCCTGACCTTTCCACTATGTCAATCATTCTCGCCTTCACCCACGAATAATCCCTCTCATGCCCGACTGGTATGTCTACTATGCTCCTATCGAATGGATAGACTATTCTCAGATAGTCATTTAATGCCATTTCGTAGATTTCATCTACATCAGTCATTGACAAATGAGGGAACTTCAACGCTATGCTGTTTTTAACTGTGGTCTCGGTCATATCAGTCCTCCGTCAGAATCGGGAAGGGGTTTCCCCCTTTCCCTATCTGCAATTCAGGTTACGCTCCTACTGTCAGTATATACATCTGATATATGTCAGCAGGGCATGGGAAAGCGATAGCCGAAGCCTTAGTCCATGTTGCTACTGGGTCAGGTGTAGAATACTGTGTAACTGCTACAAATCCTTCAAGCCTGTCTATGATTCCAGCATCTTCTTCTGGCGTGTATGTAAAGAATGTTCTTCCCAATACCTCGTCAGTTGTAAGGAATGTCACGACATCTTCATTTAAGAAATAGTATTCGGTGTCATCTAATGCTGAAAGCCTGTATGAGCCGTCATATACGATTATCTCGATTCCTAACTGCTGTAAGATGTACTCCTTTATGAATTTTACAGATGCTATTACCCCTAATGTAGCGGCTAAATTGTTCAATCCTGTATTCTTCTGCAAATATCCCATTATCTTAGATGTCATTACTGCTCTGACTATCTTGTTCTTAGCCCTTGTCTGTATGTCTACTAAGTCTGCTAAGATGTCAGTTGCAGGATTAGACCATCCGTTCCTTGTCATTCTGTGGGTTTCAGGCAATCTATAATCTACTACCTTAGCCACATTGTTCTCTGCAATGGTGAGTTTCGCTGTTGAAAGAACTTCACAAGCCATAGCCTCTATTCTCGTGAGAACCCTTGATATAAGGTTAGCGGCGTCATCATAAATCCTTCTTATTTCTTCCTGTTTGTCAGGATTCATCATTCCGTTAAGCAAGAGTTTCTTCAAGGCTTCGCCCTGATTGAGTTTTTCCTTGATAAGCAATAACTCATAGTTCACGCTTTCTGGATTAGGTCTGTCACCTATTCTCGCTTCTGTGTCAAGGGCGTGTATCAATGCCATAACAGGCACTTTCCCTTTTTCTGTGAGTTGTATTACTGCCAACTTCATGTTCTCTGTCTTGACCATAGGGAAGAATCTCATTCCTATAAAGTCTTTTGTAGCTTCAAGATAATCGAAATCGTTACTGACTGCAACGAGTAATTCCTTATCTATCATTCCTAAATAATCAGCCATTTTAATTTACCCCCTTACGCTAATGTCGTTACGGTCGCTGTGACATAATCGCTATGTGTATAGTGAATATTATCAGCAAGAACCCTGACATTGTATGTTGCTACTGTCGCTACGGTGTAACCTGTGGCTGTTGTAACTGCGATTACCGCTTTGTTTACATCTGATACTTCGTAAGCGATAGCATCTGTGTTGGAAGTCCATGTGATGTCACCTGTGGCTACCGTGACTGTCACTGTATCAAGTGCTGTCAAATCAGGCGAACCGAATGACGGTCTTGTAGTAGTGCCTTCTGCGAAAGCGTACAAGCCTCGTGCAGCGAGGTCATTCGCTACTGCCGTTACTGTTGCTGGCAGGTTGGCGTCTATGTAAGAACCTCTTATCATCAATGATGCTTCCTTCTTCTCGTCTGTGATGTCGATATCATTCCAAAGCAGTCCTTTGCCTATTACCGCATCATCTACTAATGTTCCTGATTTTACTATCTTCCTGCCGTTTTCAGTAACATAAGTTGCGAATGTGGTATCTAAGGTGATTGTCTTTTGAACAATTCCGACTTCACTCCCTAACCAATTTGGTCTGTTTAAGTAAAGTGTACTCATGTTTATTGCTCCTTCTTAGTTAAAATGTTAGTTTCTTCTCGAAACTCGGTTTCTTCTGTTCCTGATAAGCCTTAAATTCAGAAACTTCTGGTTTTGAACCTTGCTTGATTTTCGTGTCCGTATCTTTGGTCAAAGCAGTTTTTGTAAGTTCGGCTGTTTTCGCTTCCCTTTTCTCTACAAGTCTGGTAATCTCTGTCGCTAAGTCTGACATCTTTTCAGGCGGTACATTCGATGCTAAGGCTTCTATCACTCCTTTGTATTCGGATTCTTCCCACCCTTTCTTAGCGAACACGCCTTCTGCCTTTGTCTTGTTCAGGTCAAGTGTTACTGCCTTGTAGTCGTTCTTCAATGCTTCGATTTCAGATGCTTTAAGTTCCTCTTCCGACATGCGTTCCTTTTCCTTGCGTTTGTACTCTGCGATTTCGGAAGCGGTCTTATCGAAATTCTCTTTAAGTTTCTTTTTCTCTGCTAATGCGAGTTCAAGTTCATGCTGTAACTTTTTTACATCAACAGCCTCGTTTTCAGGCTCGCTTACAGGTTCATTCTTTATTGGTTGTGTCATGGTTCATACTCCTGCGATTTAGGACTTCTCTGTCCGCCTTTCTAAAGGCAAATTTTTGCGGTTATAGACTTCTCTGTCTTTTTGAGGTTTAAGGCTTCTCTGCCTATATTAATCATCAAGCGTTTCGCTTGGATTAGCCGTTTCATTCTCTTGCTTTTCAATGTTCTGGACTTCCCTCATTTTCATAAGGTTTTCAGTCCACCTTGCAGAAACCGTCTTTACATCGCCAAACAAAGGAACTGCCCTTAATATGTCCTCAAACGGCATCCCTACTTCGACAAGGTACTTGACTGACTGTGTCTTGCTCAAAATATTGTCTGTCATATTGATGTTATACTTTATTTCTATCTGATTAGGAGAAATCTCGTTAAGCTTGTTCTTAGGGTTCAGTTTCGCTATATCTATGAACCTTTTAAGCACTTCCCTGTCTGACTGCTCCATAGCGAGTATATCCCTTTTGATTATCGTGTATGCGTTAGTCCACCCACCGCCTAACAGTCTTGCTTCGCCTGTATCTCCGCCTGATGTGACATTCGCACTCGCTAAAGGCACTCCCACTATGTCGTAACATCTTGTAAGTATCTGCTCTAACAGGATGTTTATCTGCTCATGCTTCACTTCCATACTTATCTTGTCTATCTTCGGATCACTACTGCTATATGTCGGTGGAAGCACTACTGCGCCTTTTTCAAGCATCTCTATGTATTTATCAGAGTTCTCAATCTCGCAGTTTACGAATACGAGTATCTGATTGACCACATCTACTATATTGTCAATGGAATTTGAGATTATGGTGTTTATGTTGTTCAGCAGGTCATAGACCATTTCTACAACGCCTATACGCCTTTGGTTGTACGAATGCTCCACCATAGGAAGATGATTGTAATAAGGGTTGCTTAACTTGTAAGTGCCTTGAACGATATTGTACTTATTGTCGAACACGCAAGTCCACCCATGAGCGAAAACCTTATAGAAATGTTTTGTGTTGCCTCTATCGTCAATCTCGTCATATCGGTTGAAGCAGAATAATGTTCCATCACCTTCCTGCCCGATATATGAGGAATACACCACAGCATTGTCCTGACTGTCTATGCACTCGTAAATGAAAGGCGAATCGTTGTCTATGTCATAGCCTTCTTCTTTAGTCTTGAATCTCGCCTTGCCTTCGCCTACTTGGGTTATTATAGAGGTTCTCGGAACTACATAAGATGTCGCTATGCCTGTGGCATACATATTGTGCTTAATCTGCAAGTCTTTTGAAAGGAAGTTGATGTCAGTCAGATACTTGTCAAGATACTTCAAATCGTCAGTAAGCACATCTGCTTTCTGTGCGAACTCTCTCGGTTCGCCCAATATAGCACCTTCCTTGAATGTGACTAAAGCGTAAGCATGGTTCATCTTGGTCTTGTTGTTATGCTCTTCTGCACTCTCGAATTTCCTAGTCTTATTGTCAATAGGCTGAAACTCGCCATCGACATAATCAAGAAGGTATTTGATTTTCCTTGCGTTATGGGTATGTGTTGAGATTATGGTAGAGAAATGTTTAGATACCAATTCTGGAGTAATCTGCTCTTCTGTAAAAGGAAGCGTCAGTTTCTTTATCCCTGCGTACTTGAAACTCATTTCATATCTACTGGTTGAGTATAACATCTCTTTCCTTTCTAAATAAAAACAAGTGCCATAATGGTGTCATCAGCACTTGTCATTTTACATTCCTGTCATCAGCAGAAACTTTTATTAAATTATTTTATGGGCTGTACCGAATATGAGATTTTCCTCTTGCATACAGGACATATAAGTTTCTGATTCGCTTTCGCAAGGTCGAAATCAACCTCATAACCCTGCATAACCATTATTCTTAAATCGCCTATCTTGCATTTCGGACACTTCAAAATCTGCATAGTCAGCCCCTTCCATATATAACTTATTATTATTCGGGTTAAGTGTCAACCCCCTTTGTTATTTATTCTTTTTAGGTTCGGTTTTCATTTCAAGGAATCTTTCAGAAAAATCCTTTTCAGGTATTATCTCGAATTTGCCTGACGGATACCTTATCAGATATGAGCCTAAATCAGCCTTATAAGCCTTGAACTCGGAAGGCTTCGCTATTATAAGCGTAGCGACATTCCCTGCCCTCATTACAGAACATATGAAATTAGTCTTATCGAGAAGCCTTTCCATTTCCTTGATATTTGCCCCATCCCATTGTGAAGCATACACCTGAACAGGCTTCATTGAGTATTTCTTAATCATTTTTCATCACCTCGTGTTTCTTGATTATCCTCTCCCAGAAATCATAGTAAAGCTCCCTTTCAATGTAGTCTGGGCTTGTGTAATTGTTCACTCTTACCTTGTTGTAATTCGCTATAAATTCTTCCTGCTTGATTTTAACTATGAACTGTTCGTATTTCTTATAGAACTGGTAAAGATGCTCGTCAATCTCGTCTATCAGTTCAGGTCTTGAAATAAAGCAGTTGTTCCAGTTACTGCCCTGCGAATCGAAATAGAATATAGCAACGAACTGCGCCAGAAGAGCCATCCAATGGTTATTCGGTATCTTGTCTAACAGGAAGTCCAATGTTATGTGCCTTGCCCTTATATAGTCCGTATGACCTGTAAATGTTATTTCCTGACTGTTCCTTCTCGATAAACTGTCCTTATTATAAGTCCATACGACTAAAGGCTCGTTTATGGTAATGGTCTTAGGCTCTAATGCGAAGCATATGCCATTGAAATATGTATCTTCATTCACCTTGCACAACGGATTGAACCTTATGCCCCATTTGTCAAGGAAGGACTTGTTGTATATCTTGCCATGAAAGTGGGTTATATCGTTGCAGGATTCATATACATGCTGTCCTGTGCCTTGAACTATTTTCTCTGAATAGAACATCCCTTTATAGATGTCATAGTCAGGATAGTCTCTGAACACTTGGAAAACCCTGTTTAATGTGACGCACGAGAATAAACAGTCATCACAGTCAATGAACATTAAGTATTTCCCTTTGGCTACATCTATTCCCCTCTGCCTATTCATTGCAACCCCTGTGTTAATATGGCTTCTTACTCTCTTTATTTTGAGATTGTCGAATTGGTTCAGGAACTGGTCTGTTATATAATCCCCTCCATCATCACAGAAGATTACCTCTATTTCCCTGAAATCTATGCCTTTCTGATTATTCAGCGAATCGAATAAAGGCTTTATGATTTCCCTTGTTTCCATATAATGCGGGATTATCACAGAAAGTTTGGTAGGTATGAGCTTATCCTTTATCGTGTTCATATTCGCCATATAGGAGATTGCATACTTATACATGGAATCTGAAAGGTTCTCTAAGAACTTAGGGTTATAGTTCGGCAGGAAGAATTTCAGATTAGCACCACCTGCGAAATGAAGTATCTTTAACTGCGATTCGTCAAAGTCCTTGTACCTGTCAAGATACGCAATAAAGGCATTGTAGTAAATCGGCAGATGAAGATGTGGCAGATTTATCCACGAATGGTAGTATTCGTCTATCACGGACTGGTCACAACAGATGTCTCTGATAGTTCCGTTTTTAGGAAGTGAAGCGTGTTTGTCAATCATCTTCATCATCTGACTGAATACGAGTTTGTCGGGAACGATTACCATAACCCCTGCATTGATTTCAGTAAAACCCTCCCATTCAGGAATTTTCAGTATCTTGGCAGAATCCCTTACGCATGACATATGTGGCTTGTCAAACAGTTCGTCAATGTTCTTCAAAACCATTATGTCGCTGTCAAGGTAGACTATCTTGGAATATTCGGTCATATCGAAAATCCATAATTTCTGGAATATCGTATTCCATATCCCGACCCCCTTTTTCTTGTTCCTTTCCTTGATTACTTCAGGAATAGGGATTATGTCTTTCATAATCCATTCTATCCCATTTTTCTCTAAGACTTCTAAAGCCTCTTTAGAGATTGTTTTGTCTACTATGCACTTCAACGGGTATTTAGCCTTTACCCTTTCGAGATTATGCTTTAGATACACCACCCCGTTCGTGTAATCATCAGTACACAGCAGTGTCATATAAACCTGATTATCCATCAATATCTCCTCCTTCTTATATCTAAAATCTGCACTTTCGGCAGACTTCGGGTTTCCATTACATATTTCTCGCAATACATGGCAAGGCAGTCGGGAGCATCGTCATAATCCACTTTCACTTTGTATGAGTATGAAGTTATGTGCCTCATTGCAGTTCCCATCTGAGAATTAGGCGAATACATACCCTGAACTGGGAATTTCACATTATTCAGTATCGCCGCTTCCATATCATAAATCTTGTCCTCTTTCTTCTTGGTCGAATAGACTTCCGATATTTCGCAGAATGACACTCCTTTAGCCTGTAACATCATAAGTATAGTCCTCTTTAATGATGTGTCGGTGTTCCTCTCTATGTGGAGTTTCGTTATCCTGTGGTTTATTATCTTCTCTATGAAGAAAGGGTACATATCGTCCATAGGTCGCAACTCATACACACAGTCTATAAGGTAATGCTTATAGAGATTGCCTATCGGCACTTTTTTGAATATGAGCATAGTAACATAGTTCTTGCCAGTCCTTGCAGGGTCTATACAAGCCCAGCAAGTGTCTGAATCCTCGTGAGGTATGACATCATATGTGTCGAGTTTGTTATATGCGAAAGGAGTGCCTTCGGGTGGCAAGGGGTTCTGTTGATCCATTGCTGCGAATGTCACAGGGTCTTTATCCCTGTCTAATCTCGCCTGCTTTGTGGGCGATTTTACAGGGTGTGTCGCTTCGTCAGTATCGTAATCAAGTTTAGGTATCTTCACGAATACGGATTCACCGCCTTCTTTCAGTTCATCACATTCAGCGACTTCCACATACTTATGCGTAATCTTATTACCCTCTCTGCCTGCGCCGAACACCCCTCTTAGATATGAAAGTATGTCATTTACCGAGTAACTCGTACCGCTCGCAGTTATCCTGAACTTGTCAAGGTAATAATTCCTCTTCTTCCATATGTCATTGAATCTCGTTATATCCTTCTCATGCTCCCTCATATTCCCTGCATCTTCCCTTTGGGTTATATCGTCTATAAAAAGGAATTTGGCTCTTGCACCTGTTATGGCTGTCTCCTTTGAAGCGACAAGCACATTGACAGGCTTCTTAGAGCCTTTTATTTTCAGCTGACCTGCTGATTTCTTCATAGTCTCGAACATTAATTCTTCCGAACAGGAAAACTGCTCGTAATATGGGAAAACCTTAGCATATCTCCTTGAAGTCATATAATCAACAAGCGAGTTCATACAAGGCGTTATATTAGTCTTGTTTCCGAACATTTTGATTACATCATCATCTATGTTCACCCCTAATATGAATGAAATCATTACTATGTCGGAGTACGATTTGCCAAAACCAGTCGGCATCTGCTTCATAAGGAACTGGACTGTTCCGTCAAGTATCATCCTATTGGCATGAAACCACAATCCGTCAAACAGAGTTCCTGCATTGTGCCAGTCCTGCTCGTCTAAAGGCTTGTCCTCTTCCATGAATAACGCAAGATGCTTTAATGACCTGAAAGCGATAAGGGCATAGATATCGTCTCTGATTTCCATGCACCTCTTCATTTCTTCCTGCATATCGTCTGGTATCTGTGCGAGACCGTACTTCATATTGCCTATCTTATCTATTCGCTTCTTGTTGTGAAGTATCTTGGCTTCAATAAGAGGTAACAGCACCGAATGGCTGAATTTTACATAATCCCTTATCTTGGCTTCTGCTTCTGGGGTGCTTAATGAGTTAAGGTATTCGTGTATCTCGAATTTAAGCATTTTAGCCATATCGGAAACCACCTCTACCATAGATTCAGACATGTCGCAGTCCTTATGCATCTTCTCTGCGACCTGCGCATATTCGCGTATTACTTTAGCCATGCTCTCTTTAGCCATTTTTACTCCTTAGTTTGACTTTCTCTGACCTTTAATTATTCCCTATTATTAGAATAGCACAAATATGTGTTTCCTAAAAGATTATCGTGTATAACTTCGTAAATACCGCTTCCTTGCGGGAAATTAGCCTGAAATACCACATCTTTATCGTTTATAACCCTATCTCCATTCAATAATCTCAATGCCGTTCTGACTGACTTCATTGTGGGTACGATTTCATCAAATAATCCGTACTTTATATGGTGGTATTGACCTTCCTGATATGCTACTTCCCTTATGGTATCAGGAAAGTCTTTACTCGCCACTCTGTTCATCAGCACTTCCCCAACGCACATCCTGATGTATTCGTCAAGCCAGTTCATTCCTGCTTCTGCTTCAATTATCTTGGATAGAACCTCTAAGTCTTCGTATGAGAACTTGCTCCCCCCATATAGGTCTATCTTCTTATCCCTCTTAACCATATACACTTCGCCCATCTTCTCGTCCTGATTCACCACGCATTCAGCCATAAGCTCTGAATAGTCAACCTCTGCAAACACATTGATAGGTATCAATATGAGAATAAGGATTATGGCTAAACTACGCTTCATTATGCGTTCTTTTATGCTTTTAAATAACATCATTGGTTAAGGTCTCGTCAGTCTGTATTACTTCATATTCCATTCCGTCTATCTTTACTGTGTCTGGTATATTCATTCCTTACTCTCCTTTAATATAATTCAAACATTGTGTAATGGTCTCTTATTACTGTAAGCATAAACCACTCGTAATAAATCTTTCCGTCATCCTTGTCATCCCATGTCACATCAACGAAATAGCCTATCCCATTTACTGTGATTAAGTTCCATGCGTGAAGCCCATCTCCTGCCGTGCCTATATAGACATTACAAGGGATTTCAAGATGTAAAAGTATTTCTCTGTAAGCCAACGCATAACCCTGACAAACGGCTTCACCCTCGACCAACGCTCCATATGATGTATAGCAGTTATCGGTAAATCCATACTTCACATTTTTTATTAGCCAATCATGTGCCATTCTCGCTTTCTCATACTCGCATAGGTTGATATACTGTTCTGCCACTTTATGAGCTTTATAATCCGTAATCGCTTCTCTGTCTGCATTTACTGGTATGGATATGAGCATTAACAGAATCAATACAAATGCGAGTTTCTTCATGTGTTAGCCTCCCTCAATAATGCGATTGTCAAGTCCTCTTCAAGATAATCCCCGTCTAAAGGCTTGGCACACCTGTCATTGATCGCGTGCCATTCTTCCACGATAAGGTCATAATAGAAAAATCTGGCATTGCCCTCTTTCGCCATAGTGGTGTTTATATGCCCCGTCACCCCTATCATCCTGCCCTTATAGAAGAATTTGGCTATCTGCGTTGCGTTTATGCCGTAAGCCACGCAGTTGAAGAAGTCAGCCTCGTTATTCTTTGCGAACCTTCTCGGAACAGCCACCGAGAACTTGCACGCCTGATTGCCGTTCTTCGTCTTCACCGCTAACGGGTTCTGAACCATGTAGCCGAGTATTTGGATTTTGTTCATCCTTCCACCCTTTCATTATTTCGTGGTATTCCAATGTCATTCCTTTTTTCCTTGTAACGCCTTTGAGCATATCCGCCTTCCTTCCTCTTTATCGAACACAAAGCCTTGAAATCCCTTCTGGTCTTGCCGTCTATTGAAGCCAGTTCCTCCATGATTACAACGCTTTCAGCCAATAGGTCTAAATCGTCAGATGACATATAATCTGCCACCATTCCTATAAGGCTTGATTTCAACGCTTCCCTGAAAGATGCGTCATCCTTTATGATTATCTCGTTTTCCTGCTTTATGTCTTTGTCTTTTATAAGTGGCATTTATTCCTCCATTAATTCGTACAGTTCCTGCATAGCCTTGTATGTCTCGAACATCAGGTCACATACTTTCTTCATCTTCGCCTTTATGCCCGACTGCTCCTCACACCATTCAGGCTTGACCGCATATCCTTCCACTACGCCAAGTCTCTCTGACAGTACATTCACCTCTATATCCTTTATCTCTATCACAGTCTCAAAGCCGTCATCCTTCATCTTTTCAGCTTTGAACACATATCTCTTGCCTTTCTCGAATTTATCAGCCATTTTCCCTCTCCTTAAAATGCACACAGCCGAAGTTCTCACCGACATTGAAACTTGCGGAATACCCCTCGTAGTCCTCGTATGTCAGCATATCGTCTTCTATGACAAGTTCCTCATATTCTTCACCCGAAAAATACTTATTATATCTATCGCTCCATAAATACACAAACTTGCTACATGAGCAAACACCGATTTTTTTGCCCTCGAATATAGGCTCGTCATCAAACCCTGTACAATTTGGTCTGCTTACTTCTGTAAAATACTTACAGTCTTTGCATAAACCCATTTTAGCGACCTCTAATTCCATCAGTTTTTCCCTCTCGGCTTCAAACCTCTTAGCGTATTCGCTGTCATCAGAAAGCACTTCGACTACATCTTTGTTTTCTTTCACAATAGCGTATGCAATCTCCTCGTTATACTTCTCTCCTATTTTTTCCAGTTCCTCAAATACATCTTTTACCTTCATTTTATCCACCTTTTACCTTTCTTCCATTAATATATCATATCGTATCAAATAGGTCAATATATTATTCTATAAATCAGCCATTCCGACCTGACCCCATATGACCCTGTTTTGCTCTAACCTTTTTTCCGCTAATTTGCAATATTCATCATTAAGTTCAAAACCTATGAACTGCCTGTTGTTTTTTAAAGAAACCAATGCTGTCGTTCCTGCACCCATGAAAGGATCTAATACTACCCCATTTTCCTTGCTTCCTGCTAAAATGCAAGGCGTTATAAGTTCTTCTGGGAATGTGGCGAAATGCGATTCCTTGAACGGTTTCAAGTTCACAGTCCAAACAGAACGCTTATTCCTCTTTCCTGTCGGATTATATACATTGCCAGAGTATGTCTGGAATTTGGAACTTTTATTATCCCCATACTTATTCCCCCCAAATCTGATTTCCGTATCGACTTCCGTAACAGCGTCTTCCTTTATTGCTTCATTATCGAAATAATACTTAGGGCTTTTGCTTAAAAGGAATATGTACTCGTGCGATTTCGTGCATCTGTCAGTAACGCTTTCAGGCATGGGGTTCGGCTTATGCCATATTATGTCCTGCCTTAAATACCACCCGTCGGCCCTTAACGCAAAGGCGACCATCCAGGGGATACCGACTAAATCCTTTGATTTGATTACTTCGTGCTTTTTGTCTTTTTGCATATTTTTTC